CATGGTTGTGTGTGTTGTATGAGTACGTTTCGCTGGCCTCTTTCTTCGTCAGGAAATCAGCCAACTCATCTGGGTTCACCCCCTCAGCTGCGGTGATTCCCCTGATCTCATAAAGCTCATCGTCCACCATTTCCCCATCGCCCTGGAGGAAGACCAGCTGCAGGATGTAAACCGGCTCATCATTGGCGTTGGTTGTAGTTTCCGGCTCCTCTGAAATGCGGTATAAACCATAATTTGTTTTGTCATTGACTCCACCCAGCATGTGGTCAACTTCTAGATAATCGCCCTTGGATAAAACACTCCCCCAGTCAATCTCCATCCCAGACTTATCGTTTTTTGAAATAATGATTTGCGTCAGGTTGTCAAACTGACCATCAGGATCAATTGCTTCAAAAAAGCCGGGAGCTATTTTCTGCGATTCACACTCAGCTTGTGCGCGGGTGCATTCAGTAATACAGGAATAATCCTGAGCGCAATCAATCACGCATTGTTGATACGCTGCAAAGCAATCTTCATCAAGTTTGAACGTATAAGTCCCTTTAAACTGAAGCCCAATCAGGGCATCTAATTTATATTCAATCGTGCTGAGCTGACCGTCATGTTGTTGGTCTTTGCTTTGGCGAGTGGCGATTTCAGCTGCCAGAGCTTCGTCCTGACGTAGCTGATCTTTTGCTGCGGTTTCATCCTGGCGTTGCTGATCAGCTTCAAACTGATCTCCCTGTTTGACAATCAGATCATTCAGGGCATTGTCTGCGCTCTCCCTGGCTTCCTGTTCCTCGGTGCCATCAATGACGATGCTGCTGGGGGTGCTTGAAACAACGACGCCATTTCTGGCTTCAAATTTGACGTTGCTGTAGTTGCCCTCAGCATCAACTAAATCGATCTCCGGCCCCTGGTCTCTGACCTCTTTGGTTTTCCGGGTGACTTTGTCAGTCTCGATCAGGTAAGGAAGCCGGGGGTCTGGCTCACTGTCACCGCCACCCACGCCTTTAGGGACAACGTCCCAGCCCCAACCGTTCCACAGGTACGTAGTCCCGTTAGGTGCTTCAAAGGGAACAGTGGGATCAAACCCCTCCGCCGTGTGGTCGGGGAATGCAATCTCGCGAACGTTCTGGGATGAGGTCATTTTTCGGGAAGCTGCGGTTGAACTTGGATGTATTGATCAGACAGGTAGAACCGGCTTAGGTCTGCGTTCTCGCCGGGTACGGCTGTGAATGCGGGGGTAACACCGGCCCAGGTGCTGCCGGTCCAGACGTACTGGCAGAGGGTGTTTTCCTGGGTGAACAAGTCACCGGCGGCAAAGGCAACGTCCTTTGGTGGGGCCTCTCCGTAGAACAGGCACCGGCCCCCGGCTTCGCCTGCTGCTGCTGCTGGGAGAACAACCTCAGTGGTGGTTGTCTGGTTGGCAGTGAATTCCCCGAGCAGCTGGCCTTCAGCGGTTTTGATTGTCAGGGCGCCGTCGCCAATGGTCGGCTTGTTTGCCAGATCCTCGTAATCCCCACTGAAACCCTGGGGGAGCGTGACGGTGGTTGGCCCGGACTGGTTGGCCGTGAACTCCCCGACAAGGCTCCCGTCCGATGCCAGAACGGTGAGCATGCCGTTGTAAACAGCAGCACCGCTTCCGCCACCACCCCCAGACAGTTGAACAATGTTGTTGGCGCTGTCTTTCGTCCACAGAGCAACTTCGCCGGTGTGGATGGTGAGACCTAATTGACCAATGACCAGATCATCCGGCTGCGGAATGTAACCGGGCCGGAAAGTATTTTTATGGAGTAAATGAATTGACACTGAAGGGTGCCCCTAGTGAGCTAATCCTAGGGGCGGGAACGAATCACAAACGTTTGACTAGCTCAAGCTTCAGGGGCGGGTTCAGGTTTTGATTCTGCAAGTGTGATGAGAATTGTCTGTGTCTCGGATGGTGCCTCAACAGGCTCGCCCTCATCATCAATAACCTCCCAGTCTGCATGGATTACTTGCAACTGAACCTGAAGCACATCACCCAGCGCACCTTGGCAAGTGATCTTTGGTTTCCATGCTTCATCGTTATCGAAAGTCACATCACCCTCTAAAACTGTCCACTTGAAATCAGTACCTTCGGGACCCCATTCTTTTTTGTAATTATTATCTACGTTCACTGACTCACCTGAAAAATACGGTTTTTCCCACGTCGGTTTTATTTGAAAGTATTCGCCGGGCTTGCCCCAAACCTCAGCAGGTTTGTCCTCTAAATTGTCTCCCTCATCAATGACATGATCATGTTTGCTTTTTTCGGTTATATTTTTTATCAGAATAAGACCCCAGGTTGGGTCAAAATGTTGCTCAACTAACAGGTCATCGTTTTCCTTACACCTATCATATTCAACCTCTCTTTCCTCAACACTCCCCATGGTTCTATAGTTCCAGCTTGGTAAAAGACCTTCTTTAACTGCATTGTCAATCCAATCAGCGTATTCCTGCCAGATTGCTTTTCTTGAATCATAAAAATGTTTTGTGTATCCCATCTTCACAATCGTGCGTGAGTCTTTCCCATACTGATCTGGCTTATATCTATCTGGCCCGCATGATGGCCATTGAATAAAATTATTAGCGGCTAAATAAGCGTGGTCATTGTAGTTTTTGCAGACTGTAAACCAAGGGAAATCCTGGCCACTGTTCAGCTGACCATCGCCCCGCCAGAATTCATAGTTTTGCATTCGACTGCCTGTTTTGCACCGAATTTGAGTCAGCTCTGGAACGTGGGGACATTCCCAGTTGCGCATATCAACTGAAAGATTGTTGCATTCATAGAACGCCCAATTTGCCGCTCCTGTGTCGCCTTTTCCGTCAGCAGTTTTTCCAAGATTGACAGGTCTCCATCTACCAATACCGTGCTCAGCAGACTCTCTTCTGCCACAAGTAAAGTTAAAACAATTTTCAAACATTTTATCTATAATCCTGGCATTCCCCATATCCCAGTGACTTAAATCTGCATTAAAGTTTTCGCACCTTTCAAACATAGCTTGGAAATTTTGGCCCTTGCTGACGTTCCAAAAGCGAATATCTGGGACATCTCCCATCTGTTTGTTGGCGTAAAACATCCTATCAAAATCCACACCATTACTTACATCTAAATATCTAAGGCCATTGGTGGGAGCTGCATTTCCGTTACTATTCGCGGACTCAAAGAAGCGAGTCCATTTTGTTTTTGGTGTTGTGTAAGTTAATGGCCCGAGTTCATAAGTAGTACCTGGATCCGCTTTAATCCATTGATCACCGATACAGTCATCAGGCCAAAAATATATGAGATATTCATGATGATTTGGAACTTCTTTCCAATTGCCGTCATCGTCTTTTATTATGGCCACTGGGTGAATGTGGAACCATTCATTAGTACGACCTTTTTCGTATGCCCCCTCATTATTTGATGTTGATGAAGTCCCACACACATTTTTGTAGTTGTAACCCGCCTTTTCTAGTAATTCATACCCGTAACCATTGTCACCATCAAATTCATTGCTCCAGATTCCATTGCAACCTGGCGCCATAAAGTCACCATACCTAAGACACTCGTATGATCTACTTCCCTCAACTGGCTCCATTCCATATATCATTAAGCTGCTCATATATCTTTTAGTCTCTCTGCCAAAATTACTCATGTTGACATGATTTCCCACTCCGATAACATCTGCCTGAGCAAAAGGAGAATTTGAGCCAGTATAACGCAACTGAAGATCTCCACCCCTCACATTCTTGATATGAAGCCAGCATGGATGACGCGGAGGGTCTTGGTCATAATCCTGTGAATCTGTAGGAATACGAAGCACAGTGCTACCTTCCTGGTTTGCACTGAACTGACCAAGTTCACGACCGCGTCCATTAAGAATAATGAGGTCACCATCGCCAATCCCAGAACAATTAAGCGATGCCTCTTTCCAACTCCGATTATATTCTTCTACCTGAAAATTGACATACTCTCCCTCTAAATCAGGGTGTGTAAAGTGTTGCCAAGTTAAGATTTTTCTTTCATCCCATTCACCGTCTGGCGATGTTCTACATTTTACTTTTGCACCAACTATTTTAAAACCTGGATCATATTTTACCCTGAAATAAAACTCCCACTTATCAAAAGCAGAGGATTCACCTTTAACTTCAATTTTGTCTGTGTAACTGTCGTCTAAATCATCAGGATTTAAACCCTCGATTTCATGCACTGGGCACTCAGGTGGGCATTCAGGAATGCAAGGCTTGCCTTCAATGTCGTCCCACTGAACAGGATCACCACTCGCGCCAGTTGGCAGCGTGATGGTGACATCACCAGATTGGTTGGCCGTAAACGTTCCAGCTTCAGATCCATCCGCATTGTTGATCGTTAGCTTTCCGTCCCCAGGTGCCGGGACCTCAGGGATCTCAGGGACCTCAGGGATCTCCGGTTTATTGATCAGGTCGTTGTAGTCCCCGGAGAAGCCAGCGGGCAGGGTGATATCAACAGCTGCGGCCTGGTTGGCGGTAAAGCTTCCCAGCTCATTGCCAGCTGAGTCCTTGATCGTGAGCTTTCCGTCTCCAGGCTGAACCGCCTCAGGAATCTCAATCCCCTTCAGTACGTCAGCTTTCAGCTTTTCGTACTCAATTTGATAATCAAGGCCTTCCCGATGGACGATGAACAGATCTGTGTTTTTCATGATTCAGGCAGAGACGGAAGTGATGGGATGTAGCTATTGCAGGTGTAAACGCAGGGAAGCCCCTCGATTTCTCCCCACTTTGCCGGCGGTAATTCGATGTTTGTGTTTGTTGCCTGGTTGGCTGTGAATGCGCCTAGGGAGCTGCCGTCAGGGCCAACAATGCTGAGGGTGCCATCACCCGGCTTCGGTATCTCAGGGGGCGGTGGTGGGTCATCGTTGCCCCCAGATATCGGATGCCAATGATCCCCCGTAAAAATGAAAAGAGCATTTTTTGAGAGGCTCAACCAAAGGGCGCCTTTCTGAGCTAACTCAGGTTGCTCATTGGCGATGATCACACCGCCGACACGCACAACGCCTTGCGTTGCATCCTTGACTTGAAGGAACGGCCCGGATTCGTGGTGATTGACTGCTATCTCACCAATGCCGATCTGATCCGGTCGGGCCGCTTTGTTTTTAACCAGAGTGTGCTTCTGGCTAAGCCTAGTTGCCATGGCTAGCTAACACCCAAAGGCGGGTAAGTGCTTTCAGTCTATGGCTGTCAAATAGCTAGCCCTAGGCAGGATTCCCCACGTCATTCCAGACCACGCCGTTATTACTCTCAAGCTTCGTAAGACCAATAACACCCAGTTCATTGGCTGTTGCTTTCAGCAGGTCCAGCTTCACCCTTAGCTGCTCAAACGTGCCATCACCCTGCAGGATCTGGTTGTATAGGTCATTGCGCAGCTGATTGATTCGGGCAGTGTTGCCACCTCCCACAGCCAGCTTCAGGTCAATCGAACTGTTCAACACCTCAACCGCCTGGCGCAGGTCGTTGCCCTGCAACCTCACAATGTCCGCCGGCTTCATGACGTAAGCCTCTCCAACCTCAGTGCCCTCAATGAGCTGAGGCTTAATCCATTGCATGGCCAGCCTTCTATTGGCGACCTTGATCGGAATGACCTTGGCCCGGCCAAGACCTGTATAGGTCCGAACGTAGTGATAACGGTTGACTGAAATTTTTTGCTCAATGACTGGCGGGACCCCGTCAACATCCAAGAACGCGAAGTTCAGTTTTGAAATCCTGAACAGTGTTCGTTGCGCAGCATTCATCACCGTTGGCGGTGAGAGTTTCAGAGACTGAGTCAGAGAACAGTTTGAATTTTGTTGATCTGTTTGACCAGAAACAAATTCAGCGCCTTCAACCAAAACTGTTTTGTTTTGAATGTCGGCATACATTTCAGCCAGTGAATCCAATTGGAACATTGGATGGCTTTGCTGAGATGGAGCGCCGGTTTTAATTGATGCCGTCCAGTTGATTTCAAAGAAGAAACCGTTAGCACCCTCAGGGAAATCTTGCGGCGACTTATTACCACTTACTAAGACATCTTTGACTTGATAGGGAAGCTGGCCGTCGGGATAGTTGTAACCCTCTGATCCCATATAATCCCAATCTCTTTCATAATCTTCCTGCTCCATTCCCTCCTCAAAATCCATAAAGATCGGGTCGTAAACAATATCGACACCCGGCGCGGTGTTCCCTGTCGTGCTGATCGTGACATCGCCCAGGCGCAGGTCACCATGCGAGGGGAAGACGGTGACGCGCTCACCCCCCTTGATCACTCCCAGGTTTGCTAGCGCTTTCTCGCGTACACACTCCCAATCAATGCTCCACCCTCTGCACTCCGGTTCGCATTCAAACGGCTCCGGATCGGGCGGCTCGGGGTCGTCGTAGCACTTGCCGCCTAGGCAGGTTTGGTCTTCCTCGCAGAGGTCAACACAAACGTCATCGACACATTTCTGGCACTGGTTGCAATAGTTGCCACCACACAGGACAGGGTCCCCCGGCTCAATACAGATGCCTTCAACGCAGATCTCATCATCTGGGCAACGCGGCAAACACTCACCGTTTACGCATTTCTCGCATTCATCACAGCTGACGTTTTTGCATAGATCACTGGTAGGAACACAAAGGCCATCAATGCATTCCTCTGTTTCCGGATCGCAGCGATCGAAGCATTCGCCACCAATGCAACCTTGGCATTCATCGCAGACCGTATCCCTGCAGGGATCGATGGGAATGCATGTGCCGTCTTCTCCGCATTTCTCATCATCCGGGCAATTCTCTACACACTCGTTCCCCTCGCATTTCTCGCATTCGCGGCACTCAATCGGAACGCATTCCCCGTTATCTCCACATTCCTCGCAGTCCGGGCAATCCTCTTCACATTCGCCGCCAATGCATTTCTCGCAAGGTTGGCAGGGGTCCGGATCACAGGGGTCCACCGGATCATCAACGCAGGTGCCATCGTCCCCGCAGCTCTGACCATCCGGACAATTCTCATAGCACTCTCCTTCAATGCATTGTTCGCATTCCAGGCAGGGATCCGGATCGCAGGGATCACTCGGCTTTGGAACACAAACGCCGCCGATGCAGTTTTCCGTCTCCTCATCACATTTCGGGTAGCACTCGCCGCCGATGCATTCCTCACACTCATCACACTCAACGTTCTGACAAGGGGGCACAGGGGCTGGCACACAGGTGCCGCCGTCGCAGATTTCATCATCAGCGCATTGATATTGACACTCACCGCCAACACATTCCCAGCACGGCCCAAAGTCTGAACAGTCAACGTTCTCACAGGGATCCTTGGTTACACACTCGCCGTTGTCTCCGCATTCCTGTCCATCGGGGCAATTCTCTTCACATTCGCCATTGATGCATTGCTCGCAGGGATCACAGCTGACGTTTTCACAGAGGTCAATTGGTTCGCAATCGCCACTGTCTCCGCATTCGTAACCATCCGGACAATTCTCGTAACACTCACCTTCTCTGCATTGCTCACAGTTCCGGCAGGGATCTGGATCGCAGGGATCATCCGGTTCGCAATCCGTTGATTCCAGAGTGACGCTATTGGAAGCAGAGAGGTCGCAGGAAACGTCTGAGTATTTGGCTGTAACGCTGTAAGTCTGTGAGCTGCCACAGCTGGGATAGGCAAGGCTGGCGCAACGGGTCGTTGCATAGACCGCATTTGATCCGGCCTTCTTCCACTCCCACGAATCAACCTTGCCATTTCCAATGCTGCTGCTATCGGTGCATTCACCACAGACTGTGATCCTTGAAGCTGGGGCGCCCGCTGAATTGTCAAAATCATTTGTTACCGCGAGCGTTTCAGTACATTCAGGAATGTTGCCCGTAAGGGAACAAGAACCGTCATCAATAAGATCGCAGAAACCTTCATCATATTCAACGTAAACATAGTAAGTATCAGTTGCTCCATTGCTTGGATATGTGACGTTAAGCGTTGTTAGTCCTAAGCCTGCATCAACAAAATGCTCAGGTAGCACTCCATTTTTGTAATAAGAGAAGGTGCAGTTAGCGTCAGCAACTCCATCGCATTTTGCTTTAATCTGAGCACTATTGCCCGGTAATCCTGAGGAAGTTGGGCATGTCAGACCTAGCGAAATCGTTTTGTCGCATACGCCAACGCCAGTAATTTCACACTCTGCCTGATCGTTAATGTCGCAACCTTCACCATCGTCAAAGGTTGCTTTGGCGATGATTTTCTCTGTTACCCCATCCGCCGGAGCGGTACGGGTAAATTCTTTCATCCCCTGGCCTTCATCCAGCAGCTGACCGCCGCCCGCTGCTAGATACCATTGCCACCAACAATTTGAGTCGTTTACTCCGTCAGCCTTGGCCTTGAACGTGTAGTTAGTGCCTTGCTCAACGGCAGCAGTTGGACACTGGGTGAAGCTGACATCAATTGTCTTGTCGCAATCTGGCCACTGATAAGTGACTTCTTCTGTTTGATTGTCAAATTCCTCGTCACAGATGCCGGTGCATGTGACGGTATAGCGAAGCTTTACTTTGCCAGCTTGTCCCCTGCCCTTGACCCTAAACCGCCAGTCATAAGGGTAGTTCCCGAGATTTTTTCCTAAGTTTCTACGATCTGGGTCAAAGTCAAATTGAAGATCCTCAAGGTCTAGCGCTGTGCCCTCAGCCAGGCCCCAGGATGATCCGCATTTTTCAAATTTAATGTTATACCATGTTCCCTGATATTTAATATCTGTTTCGTGAGACGTGAGGCATTCAGCGTTATCATCAACTCTAAGTTTTACAGTTACCCAATCACCTAAAGTGGGATTACTCGGGCTAAGTTCAAACTTTTCAATCTCTGCCTCATGGTCATAAACCTCAGGCGTGATTGATAACGGGTTGCCCTCAAAATAAGCTTTCAGCTTTTTGCGGAATGCTCCCTTATCCATTCCACCGGCGAAGCTGCCAATCGCCGTCAGTGTGTCTGGGGTGTGGCCCTTGGCGACGATGTAAGTGGGGAAGCCCAGCCGGCCATCCGGATATTTTTGTTTGGCCAGATATTCAAACCGCTTCCAATCCTCCGTGATCCGTTTCTGGCATGAAATCCAGACCGCGCCTTCTTCCTCTGTGACTTTCTTGTCGTAATGCGCCATCTTTCCGCAGATGCCGCAGCTGGTTGACCAGAACTTGACGACGTAATACTTTTCCGGCCCCTTAGAAACCTTTTCCTCCCCAGGGCCGCCAACTTTGTCTGAGGCCTTTTGTACGGGCTTGTCAGCGGCCAACAGGCGTTCATGGATCGGGCGCCAACCGGGCTTGAATCGTCGATCAGCAAACTTTGCTTTTTTCCCTGGCTGGCCTGCTTTTATTTGCTTCGTTGTCCTGGCTGGCCTGACTTGGCTAGCTAGTCGTTGCTTGAAACCATCTGGCGTTTTCCTTTTGAGCCGCCCCTCTGCTGCTGCCAGCTCCAAGAAGCTCGGCTGCTTTGGCTTGGGCATCAGCATCGGGCCTTCTTCCCCGCACCACGTCAAACACTCATCGCAAACAGGCATTTGCGACCAGTCGATCAGCCTGCCGCAGCCCAGATCGATGACGGTGTCTTCTACGTCTGAGGGATCAAAGGTATAGCTCTCATCGCAATGTTTTATTTCTAATGAGCTGTTTGTGGGGCACGGGATATTGATGGTTTCGTTTTCACACTGATCCATCGAAATGGATCCCAGGTCTTCACCACAAGCGGCGTTCTCTCCTACGCCATAAGTAAACCTGACGACGCCATCACCAACAGAGGTTGAGCCACAATCGTTTTTTACTCTTTTCTTACGGCACTCACCAGACATTGGATCAGGGCACGCCTTGTAGCCCGATCGTACCGATTCAAATTAGTACGTATCCTTATTCGCCTCTGGATCCTTAGGGAAGTCGCTGTCGTTGTAAAGGGCAGCGATTCTCCGGTCCTTATGGCCGCCGTGGATGTATCCCCCATTTTCAGGGACACAAGTGAGAGAGACGAAATTATTTCCTAGCTCTATTTCCTTTTCTTTAAACAAGCAGAAAGGTCCACACAAGAATCGGTCTTCCTGCTCAATATCAATGCTTGATCCTTTCGTCAGGGTGTGGTCTCGGAACGTGTCGAATGTTGCCTGAGTCATTTTGTACGTTGCAAGGAATCCCAGATCCTCTGTTTCCCTAGTCCTGAAGTGCCGGCCAAAATAATTTTGGTTTTCAAGCCAGCGTTTACCGATCCACCAAGACAAGTCCCAACGGCTTCCCTCATCACTACCAAAGTCCAGATCAATCACCGGGGCAACACGTCCACCAGCCCGGCAGCCACCACGTCCACCCAGATTTAAGAAGCACAGAATTGGCGGGTTAGCGAATTGGGTTGCCTTTTGAATAAAGCCCCAAACAATTTTTGTATTGCCGTCGTCTCCGTAACCGGCATTACGGAAGTCAATGGTGATATCAACGCCATGACCGGTCAAACCTGAACCCACGTCTTCATTAGGGCCGCCTACGTTGCCAAACACGCAGAGATAAGGTCTGTTTGTGTATCCCTGTGAACCCTCACCAATACTGTTGACAATCAGATCCATCCGGACTTCTTGATCCCTTTTGGCATCGGCATAAACAAAGAAACTTGTGCCCTCACCAAAGCTGGCGTTGCAGATCATGAAACCAGCCAATTCATCGATCTCGCATTTGAAGCCCTGCTTACCCATGCCAATCCCGCCATTAAATGTCAGGTAGCAAGTCCGGTTGTGGTTGTTGACCTTGACGTGAACATCAGAGAACACCACACCCGCGCTGTAGGCGTAATCGTCTTTGAACTGCGGGAAGCGCTGCAAAGCGTTCTGCGTTTCGTTTCGATCAAGGGTGATGATCGCCGGCTCAGTCAGGCCCCTAGCTGAGGCAATGTTCACGCGTGCATAGCTGTTGATCAGCTGCAGCGGTCCTGCCTCAATGTCATCGAGGTCCCCATGCAGGCTGATCACCACCTCTGCGCCGGTTGGCACATAGATCCGGGCTGCCACGTCCAGGGCTTCCGTCAGGGTCTTACAGCTGCCGGTCTCCCTGTATTTGTCGGCAGTGATGCGCGTGCCTGCATCCTCATCGGCTGGCAAGCCAAACGGGACGCTATTGGCACCCTTTTCAGCGTCCAGGTAAAGGCCGGTAGGAACAACATGGATGACAACGACATCGACCCCCTGTTTCGGGGCACGGATGAACCGGTTGTAGGCCGCCCATTCGTTCAGGAAGGGCGGGGTGACAACGCCTTGATCATTCTCAATCGCGTTGTTTAGCTCAGCGACAGAGTCATCATTTCTGCGCTTGAGGTCTGGGTTGGCCGTCTCCGCATCAGCCAGATAAACAATGCCACTAGGGAAGGGCGGGTCTCCCCGATCGCCCAGGTCCTGGCGCCGTGTTTTGGCGTCGAGAATTTCTGTATCCTCACCGCCCCGGTCAATGTCTTCTTCTGGGGTGCCGATATCAATGCCGGCGATCTCATCCCCGGTGGCCAGGTCGATCAGGCCTTTAGCCGTTACCTGGAAACCTTCCTCATTGAATCCTGAAACGTAACACTTACCGCCGTTCTGATTGGTGAAATAATAGGTCCATTTGTTTGTTGGACTTATTTGCTGTTGGTATTTTGGCAGCGCCTTTGAATAGTTCAAATATCCCGCCCATTCCCAGGCGTGATTGAACATTCTGATATTGGAAGGCCGGTGGAAATTGATCGTCTCATCAGGAGAAATGTCCTGATCCTGACTATCGGCGGGCTGCGGTTTTAACTCACAGGTGACTTCGCTGTTGACCTTGAGATAATTTGCCAGCCCCTTGTAATCCGTGGCGGATTGATACTGAGCTTCGACAAAATCATCATCAATACTGAAACCGCAATTTTCTGTTTTCTCGTTCTGATCAGTGTCCCCATCAAAAATAATCTTGGGCGACTCATTCAGAATCTGACCCTCAGGAACAAAGTAATCCTCCATGTGGACATAGCCTTCGTTCCATTTATCGGGATCCCATTTACCCATGTGATCCTCAACGGCCACCCAGTGCTTCCCTTGTCGGCGGACGGAATCACCACGCCGGTAGTAAACCCCCTCTAGGTGACCGCTCCGCGCTAGGCCTGAATTGGCATCGCGGAGGATGACTTCAACCTTGCCGCAGTCGTTTGTCAGGTCGCGCTTAGTCCGCGCCACTGCCGGGAGGTTGTCTTTTGCCCAACGGTCGTTGACATCCCTCAGGATGTAATCCCGATATGGCACGCGAAGGCTGCCATCACAGCCCTGCAGCGTGATCCACCAACTGCGCTGACGTTTGTCGCGGATATCAATGAAGCGCCGGATATAGACCTGTGAGCCAGCCAAGCTGGGGAAATCGCCGTCAGGGTCACTGCCGGGCAGCTTCAGCTCTGAATCAATGTCTGTGCGCATGGCGCGGCGCAGTTTGATTTCAGCGGGCCTGGCGGGGTCCCAGGGGTCCTGAGCTAACCGGGCGCGGTAGTCGGAGCCGTAGCGATTGCGCACCCAGATGAAATCACCACCTTTCAGCGTGTAGCCCAGCTTCCTGATGACATCAGGTTGTCCGGGGTAAGCCTGACTTTCAAACAGATCTTCTGCCAACACCAGAACGCTGCCACCGTCTGACATTGCATCGGAGACAACACCAATCGGGAACGTTTTTGCGCTCTTGCTTTTCTCAAACGGATCTAATGCCCTGTGGATTTGTGTAGCTGTCCAGGGTCCATCGGTTGCAGCTACTGAAGGGTTATATCCCTGAGCTAAAGCAGCGGCACCTCCGAAGTTTGAGTTACTATTAGTGATCGTAATTTCTGCGCCGTTATCTACCCAATGGTGGATACCTTGTCCAATTGCGAATACACTAACTTCCTGAATTACAGCTTTGTTTGTTGCACGAATGTGGAAAGATCTGTAGCCAGGCTTTTGCCTTACATCGTCGGGAGATTGTGAGATATAATCAGTATAATCATCGATAAAAGTCCACCAAGTAGGATTAGTTCCTGAAGGGTCATATTTCTCCCAGCAGTTGATATCTGTCTGAAGGCTAACTCCGGTGAATTGGGCAGTTACTAAAGACTTAAAGCCGGTAACCCTGTTGCCATCACAGAAAATTCCGCATAAGCCATATTCAGAGCGGATCGAACAGTTGTAAACATAAGGACTGGCGGAAGCTGTTGTATCCGTTGCCTGAGTCGATCCACTGTCAGGGTTGGGACCAACAATCTGAGATTCTGTTGAGGAAGTCTGAATGTAATCCTCAGCGAACGGAACCTGCCCGCCAAATTTGTTTTTTACTTTCAGATAAAAGTCATCTAGCTCAGCCTTCGTAGAGAACTGGAAACAGTCCAGCAGGTGATGGCTTTCGGTCGCCCCAGGGCGATCCATGAAAGTGAACCCGTAGTAATACCCTTCTCCCGTGACCTTGAAAATGGCCCGTCTATTTGACTGATCAGAGGCTTCCTTTGCAGGACATGGGCAATAGTGTGGCCGGATGATTGACTTTCTTAGATCAAGGCTGACCACCGACACACCACGTGGAAGCAGCATCCCCCCTGAGGAGGGGTTCCAATACATCAGCTCTGAAACCTCTTGGCCGCTCTCTAGCGTGATGTTGACGGGTTCATACAGATGATCAGCCCCCGGAACAAATGGGGTGCTGAAATAATCCTCACATGCGTCATTCGGTGATTCTTCATTGAAAACCAGGATTTCACCAGTCACACAAATTGTGACCCTAGTCCGCTCTTGAGCGCAAACATCCCCAGCGAAATAATCACGGCTGGTGATAAACGCTGTTTCAATAATTGCCCTGTTAAGTGTCTTAAACGGTCTAGATTCTGTGTAGCCTGCAACTAATCGCTGCTGGCTAATACGCTTCATGCAATCTTCTTCTACGCCTGCAGGTAGACCCGCTTGAGTAGAATAATCGTATGGGTCTCTAAATACAAAAGTATCTTTACCAATATCCTGATTGACGTATATTATGTATGGCGTATTAAATGGATCGTTTACAACAGCATCGCCAGGGTTGATTACACCCAGGCCACCCATCTGGCGGATGGAATCATTGATCGCGTTGATTTGCTCGCGAAACTCACCCTGAGAAACGTTTTGATTGCCGAGTGAGCCCGGATCCCCGGCCTGCAGAAGGACGGTCATTTTCTCTATCTACGAGCAAGCGTTAGCCGGAGTTTACCCAGCAACTGCTAGCTAGTAATCGAGGCTACCTTCACCACAACTTGCCGCCCCTCTCTCTCGATAGGGCTCTTGCAGCAGCCGCACTTCTCCTGTCGTCACAAAGTTGGCAGCTCCAACCACCATCTCAGTGGGGCGGACATTGATGCTTGTATTGGTGATCAGAACATCTGCCTCATAGAACAGAGAGCCATCAATTCGGCCCGCGCAATTCGGCGGGGTGTCGCAATCAGAGCCAGTCAAAATCCAGAATTCTGCTGAAGCCTGGCTGCCCTGATTTGTCATCAACAACAGCTCCAGAATCGGGATGCCGTTTGTTTTGCCCTCTGGGTGACACTCGCGATCGATAAAGAACTCAAGCGAGCCGCCGCCGTTCACAACTGATTTCACGGCCTCCCCGAACTTCTCGGAAACCCCTGTTGTGTCCACGCTGGGGGCATCCATGTTCAGCGACCATTCTCTGACGCCACACACAACCTCCCAGATATATCCCTTAGTTGCGGAGCGTTGTTGGATGTCGGCGTTTTCGTAGTCATCCTCTCCGGCGTAGGGGGCTTCAAAGTCTGGGGCGTTCTGGCAAATGCTCATCCCTGTTGATTCATCCGCGAAATCGGAGAACGCGTAATCACCCCAGGCCGGAAGGCATTCAGCCACGGCGTTGTTGTAGGTGGCGGTTCCATAGGGTCCGATCACGATGGGGCCGCCTACAGGGGCCAGGTCCACCCGATCCTCAATACAGCCACGCAAAGCGGCGCAGCGGGTTCGATAAAAACTCATATACCCCAAAGCGTTCACGTGGATGAAATAGTCATCCTCTGGATCCTCTGGGATTATTCCGCCGCCGGGGATCTCATCTCCGGCCTGTGCATAAAACCCCGCGTCATCACCAAAGGCCCCATCAGGGAAATCCATGCCCCCGCCTTTGTAAAACTCCGCTGTGTCGTTTGTGCAGTGGGATCGATTGGGTCCCAGATACCACCGGCTTCCGCCATACATGGCCCAGCCCATTGGCTTGATTGGCCAGCCATCGACGTAAACCGGCAACCCGACGCCCTGGACCCTGTCGCCGCTTAGGTATCCCTCCTCTGTGTCTAGAAGCTGGTTGCTGGCACCATCCAGCAACTCATGGGAGGCGTAAATGATTGGATCCGGTGCCGGCCTTTTGAAAATCAGCCGCCCGCCGCTTCCTAGAACTGGCATGGCTCACCACCTCCCATCGATCGGGCCGCAGGCCTGAAACGTAATGTTGATGGCCTGAGCAGCGCCCACACTGATCGGGTGAGAGACGTTGGTTAGGAAGCCGTTGAATTTGTATCGGGTCGGCATTCGCCGGATCCGGTTGCTGCTGAACTGGTTCGCGTTGCTCAGGTAGATGTCTGATTCTTTGACTTCGGTCAGATCCACACCCCGGCGATTGAAAACGAAAGTCAGTTCAGTCCCGCGCTGATCTGGTGAATCATCAAAAATGGTGTTAAGCAGCTTCGTCAGTTGCTCATCATTCGGCTGATACAAACAGGTCGCGGTCCCGTTAGCGGAACGAATGCCGGGCCGATAGTTCCGGTCGTAATCAGCCAACGATGTTGTATCGATCAACGGACGATCCACCGTCATTGACCATGTGCGGCACTTGAGGATTTTGCGGCCCTCATAGCGAAGCTCACCATCGGCACCCGTTAGCACTGTCATTCCTGATCCTCCTGTGGAATTGGTGGGTAGCCGGTCCAGATCAGCCCTGACTGAGCATCAGCTTTACGGAAGGGTTCGCCCAGTGAATCCAAGACGGCTTTGGTTTTTGGCATGTAACGGTCACCGTGGCCCACGCCGTTGTCAGGCCAACAGGTGGGATAACAATCCGGATAGGGGTTACCGCCTGGGGGTGTCGGGCCAGGGAAACCGTCAGGAAGCGTGTTCCCATTGCATGGATCTTTTGAGTTTTCTGGGCTCAGGTTTTTGTGGAAAATTCCCATGATGTACTGACCCTCTTGGAAGGTTGGCGTGCCGCCGGAGCCACTAAAACATTCCTCATACAGCATGTAATCGTCTAAACCTTCAGTGTCATTGGCCCAGCTGTAATGACCCCAATAGCGGCAATCCTTGCCTAGACGTTGGCCGCCCTCATTGCAGGGATAAATAAACAGCTGATCCATCCAGCCCCAGTCGCAATGTGAAGGCCAAGACCAGCCACGCAACAGGTCAACAGATTTCAATTCCCACAAGTAGTCAACCTTCTGACCAACCGCCCATCTCATTCTGTTGATTGGATTGGGCGCCCTGAGTACGTCATATTTCGGCTCTGGGCATGTCAGCGGCTTGTCTGTGTCTGCTGCATCGCATTGATCGCTGTAAACAGTGATGCCGCCGCAAGTTACCCGGCATCGATAAATACCTTCAACGGGAACAAGATAGGTTGATGCTGTCGCACCGTTGATATTGTTCCAGCTGCCGCCTGTACTTTTCTGCCATTGATAGGCCGGACCATCGCAACCTGTGACGGTAACTGACAATGTGCCGCCTTCATCAGCACAATCAATGATTACCTCAACGTTCACAAGTGGTGGATCGACGGTGCAAACATTGCTGATGTATTCCGTCTCACCACACAAACCTTTGCACCTCCAATCACCCTCAGCCCAGGCCGTGCATGTGTTGCCGTTGCCGGCCATTGTTGTCCAAACATCACCTAACTTGTATTGCCACGTATATTGAACATTGGCAGTGCAATTCTCCATTGTCGCTGTCATCGTGCCATTGATTTCAGCGCAAGTAATACTGAAGGTCACTGGCAACGGCGCATCCTCAATCGTGCAGGAATCACTCACTAATTGAGTCTCACCACACAATCCTTTGCATCGATATTGACCAGCCTGGACAGGTGTCCAGGTGGCTTCAGTTGCAATGAGAATATCTGTCCAGGTTTCTCCTACCAATTGCTGCCACTGGTAAGAAGCGTTGGCGTTGCAATCGTTGATTGTCGCCGTCAGTGTGTCGCCGGTATAGGTGCCGCAG